AACGGCCATCCTACCTTGCATTGCCTGCAGTTGCTCAAGTACTGTAGTTTGAAAATCCTTTTCTCCCACGCCTCACCTCTCCCTTCTATCCGTATACATTCCCGTAAGCAGATAAAGTCAATGCCCTAAATAAAAATAACCGCTATTCCAGCGGCAGGGTTCTCGCGGCATAAGTATCACCTCTTTCCGGGTCTAAAGCAATGGACAGTTATAACTTCGGCTCAAAATAAAAGAAGATTCGTAGCATTCATGTCGAACTATAATAATTCTAGCTATCGCATACAAAAGAAAGGAACTGTTGATATGATAAAATCTAATATCCAACTACTAAGAATTTTGTCCTTTATTATGGTTGTTGTTATCCACTCAACAAGTGTAGGATTGGTAGTTAATAATGGACTTATACAAGGCTCATTAAATTGGTTTTATGCTAATTCAATGCGAAGTTTTGCAGGCGTAGCAGTAATAATTTTTTTACTCATTACCGGTTACTTTAGATCATCAACTGCAAAATCATCCAAAAGAGACGTCATAAAGTTAACCATCACTCTCATTACATATTTTATTGGGATATTAATATTTTGTGTTACATATATGAAAAGCTCCATACTGCAACAACTTATAGATGCTTTCACATGCCAAGGGATATATTATCATTTGTGGTATATATGGCCGTTTCTATTTGTTGTTCTTTTAAGCCCTTTTTTAAACATACTCCTTGGTAATATTAATAAACGTCAACATATCACATTACTTACTATTCTATATATCTCGCAATCTATATTTCCATATATAATATTTTCAGGTTTACTTCAATCAAGATTATTACTATTTATAACTTTATATATCCAAGGCGCATATATTAGAAAATATGGTATTAATATTTCAATTGAATTTGCAATTTCGTGCTACTTATTACTATCCGCAATAATCAGTTACTTAAACTATCTATATAATTTGAATACAGCAGCATATCTTCCTTATTTTTCTGATTACACAAGCATATTGACTATTGCCAGTGCAATTTTTCTTTTTTTGGCTTTTGAAAAATGGAATTATTCTTCTAATATTATTAACCGAGTATCGAATTCTACTTATGGAGCATATCTTAGTCACACTGTTTCTATTGTTTTAGCACAAAAAATATTGCCGACATATTTAATACCCTACGAAAATTTTAGTAATAAATTGTTCCCATTAATAGATATTCAATATGTTTTGTTAGTTGCTAGTTTTTCCATGCTTATAGAATTTTTCCGCCAACTATGCTGGAATAAGGCGCATGATTATTTTAATTAATACTTACTTTCGCTGAAGTAAGATAAGGGTAAAGGCAGATTGTTTAAAGTCTGCCTTTATTATTTAAAGTATCTTTCGGGTCTTACTTACTGCGCGGACACTCTTTATTTGTGCATTTTCCGTCTTGTTCTTTACCTCCGCAGATAAAACAACGCTTAGTTGTCACTCGTAATACCCTCCCTCTTAGTTTGATATTCGGCTTTTAGTTCTACATAGTCGAACTTGATGCCGTCCATGACTGTATGATTGTTATCCAAAGTTGCAAGCCCCAAAGCTTGAGCCAATGACACAAATTGTGGCTGGTACTCAGCATCCAGGGCAGTCAATTTTTCCTCAGTTGTCGGGCCTGGCGGTTCTACATATGTCCATACGCCATCTATAACCCTATGGTTTTGCCCCCTGACAAAAAAATCGGCATGTTGTTTAACTGTTATTTGAATGTTAGGTGTTGGTATGCCACTCGGGTAGTTTAGTGTCTGGTCATAAATCCCTAAAACAGTCCCCGTTTCAGCGTTATATTGCACTAAATACATTTTATTTTGCTCCTTTTTAAATTAGTAACCCACTGCAAACCACGCCAGTGCTCTTATTACTGTTAATTGCGTTGCACACCAAAATCCCGTTTTTGTCCACTCAAATGCTGCAGCTCCTGATACCCTGTCTATATTGCTTTGACCACTTTGGTAATTAACAGCAGATGCTAACACTTGCAGACACGCATTAGGAAATGCAATAGGAAAAATTACGGGTGTTGCCGCGTCACCTGCGTTGGTGTTTATGGCTCCCCATTGAATGATTAATCCCGATAACCATGACGGAAATTTGATGTATCCGTTAGCAGATAGGGTATAAGTAAACCCCGCCGCTGTTGCGACTGCAGCAATGCATCCAGATACAAGGGACTGAATATTATTCCATACCCATGCCGTAGTCGCAATCTGTGTTGTGTTTGTCCCCACCGCCGCGGTGGGAGCGGTAGGCGTGCCGGTCAGGGCGGGAGATGCCTTAGGGGCTTTTTCGGAGGCCAATTCCGCGATCGCCGCCTGGACATTGGTCGCAGACACATCGCCAGTCGCCGTACTGGATATTGCTGTTGCCGCATGGGCGTCACTTGCTGCAGCTATGTGGTTAGTCGCATTTGTGGCTGTGGCTGCATTACCGGTACAACTGTCCGCAGTAACGGCAGTGACCGGGATCGAAACATTCGCGCCGCCATTAAACGACGTCGCTGTGCCGGTTACCTTGCCTGACAGGGCGATGGTCCGCGCTGTTTGCAGGGCTGTCGCCGTTGCCGCGTTGCCATCAGCGCTGCCCGTTATGCTTGCGGGCAACTTAGCATTTGCATCCAGTTTAAGCAGTTTCCCTGCCGCCGCTGCCGATACTATTAGGGTATTAATCGCCTCTAGGGTTAACGCCGGGAGCGTATACCAATTTGCCTTACCCGTAATTTGCTTGATCATATAGCCAAGCTGAGATAGTTTCGCGGTTAGGGTGCCAGCAGCGGTCGCCGCTGCCGTGGTGTCGGTTATGGTTCTGGTGCCGATCTTGGCGTCGGTGACGGCGTTATCGGTAATTTTTATCGTAGTGACCGATCCATCTGGATGATCCAGCGGTGTGGCTTCCCGGTGCGCCAGTAATTGTCCTGCGGTCACCAGCCCGTTCAGGCTGATCACCGCCGTGATGTCCGGCGTATTGGCAAAAGCCATGTGGATGACCAGTTCCTCAGCCACAGCCACGGAGCCGCCCGCCGCCGGCAGATAGTCCGGCGATCCGTCTGCCGTATAAGCATACAGAATTTCTCCCAAATCAGGGTCCTGAGCAAATACCCCGAGTTCTCTGACATAAAATCCACTGGCCAGTCCGTCATTGGTTATGACGCTGTGGATTTGGCAGATACCGTCCTCCAGCGGCGTCACTCCGGATATGCCGATGTTTTGCTTTGGAGCAACCAAGTCATTCAGATTGTCCACGCTCTGACCGGTACCCAATGCCCCGTCGCCGATCTTCAGTTTCGTAAACGCCATGGTCTCCCCAGCTTCGATTTTTGCCTGTAGATTTCGGCCTTTGATCGTTAATGTAGTTCCGTTCCAGTTAGGCATGCTGGATATTCACTCCTTTCCTGAGATAAATTGCGCTGCCGGTTCTAACCGTTCCTGCCACGCTCACCGCCCGGAATGCAGCAGGTACGATGTGCACGGTTCGGACGCTGCCGCAAACGCCTCCTGAATAAATAGTGCCGAAAGTTTCCCGGAAGAGGCTGACACCTTCCAGCCAGGAACGGGTGTTTTTTACCGTATCGACGGCCCGCTTTAACTGAGGATACATCTCAGCAGTGATCTGGCCGTTTATTTTAATTACCCGAAAATAATAGGGATCACCGCCGTACTCCCACCATTCCTGTACAACGGCATCATCAAGGATGGCTTTTACAACCTGTTCAACCGCCCAGGGCGTACCCTTGCGTCGGTGCTGAGCGATCGATGTTTTAACCAGGGTACGTTTCTGTTCTAGACTGATTCCTGGTTCGTAAAAATCTACATGCCATTGCCAGGCAAGCGCATCGATTACGTCCTCTGGCAGTTCGTCAATGCGCGGAATCAATAGTACAGTCGGGATGGCCGCTGTAACCGCTTGCAATTCCCCCTCCAAGGCCGCGGAGGCAGCCTGAACTTCGGGGTCATCCCGGATGCTGGGAGGGACCAGGTCAATCAACCGAATCGCAGAAATATCAACCATCGGTCAGTCCTCCATAAGTTACGGTGATATTATCAGCAATAGCAACCTGATATTTTTCCAGGGGCGTAAAAACCGGCAACGTAACTTCCACCCGATCAGCACCGGCCGCACGTACGCGCCAGATAAGTTCCGACGGATTGATATCCCGGCCAAGTTTCGATTTTTGCCAGAGCTCATAATCAGTGACCGCCCGGCTGACTACTGTCTGTATAGCCTGGCTCTGTGTTGCATTATCTTTATAAATGTAATACACCACTTCCATGTCGTAACTCACCGTCTCCGGCTCCAAGACTGACACCTGGTCAGTAAGCGGTCGGATTCTTTTGTCGTTTACGGCGACTGCCACTTTATTCAGGATTTCAGTTCCCGGAATTTCGCCGCCCTTTAGTAGCGGCCGCAAGTCCACCTTGCCGGGTTCCGGGCTGCTAACCGATATATCAACAATGATTTGCGATGCCGACATAGCCCAAAAACGGTACGCGCCATCCGGGCCAGCGACTGAAAATGATTCCGGCGCCAGTCGGATCCGCTCGCGGTATGCATCGTCAGTTTCTTTATCGGTACCACCTTCACTCTCGGTAATGTTTGTAATAGACTGAACCCATGGCAGGGGGTCGACAAACTGATTTACCTGACCAGGCATATAGCCGTTGCCGGCTTTGCCTGTCGTCAAACATTCCGCTGGTGCATCTCCGTATAACGCCCCGATAGGAATCGTCACCGGATTTGACACCTGAAACACCACACCGTTTGCCGTTGTGCCGCGAATGCCGACTGGAATGGTTATGGCCTGGGGCTGAGCCGCCGACAGGTTAAATCGGATTGTGGTTTTCGCCGACGACGCCTCCAGGCGAGGCACGTCTACCAACACTCCCAAGTGATCCAGGTTATCATCTGCGGCATAGGCCAGTAGGTTCTGTTTGGCGCTGTAATCGATCAACACTCGCTGCTGAATGATGATAGCGGCCACTGCCTGTAAAAATAGCCGGATCGGATCGCCCTGGGCGAGCGTCCGGCTGGTGATGGCTTCATACATGGTTATCACAGACGCTTCAATATTAGCGGCATCTGTGTCGACAAAACTGATGGACGGTAAATCCGCAAGCATCCGATCACCTCTTTAACTGACGCGCAATCTGCAAGACGGATCCCGCGGTTTTTGCGCCATATATTGTCTTCGCTGCAGCCGGCTTGTCGGTAGTTGTATTGTCTAGCCGGTCCAGGGTCCCCATGATTGCACCGGACGGATTGGTGCGGGATTGGACGGCCAAAGCTGCCAGATCCAGCCCCAGAGACGAATAGGTCTCCCCGCCTTGCTGCTTCTGCGTCGCTGTCAAAATAGACTGAATAGCCGGCACTGCCAGAACCGGATCACGGACACCGTTCACGGCTATGGCCGCCAGGTTTCCGATTTCAGCCATGGATAATCCCGTATCCTTGGCTTGTTCCTGTACTGCGGCCGTGACTTTCTCCGCCTTTGCCGCCTGCGCTTCAGCATCTGTACTGATGCGTTGCGTTTCAGCCGCATCCAGAGTGTATTCTTTCAAACTGAGATCAACGGCGATGTACAGTACCAGCCCGTGGTTGTCCACATGCTTCCAAGCTTCAGATAGAGACTCAATGATGAAAATCCCTAGCGACTTGCCGCTAATAAGCAAGGGGTAGTATTCGCCTTTTTGTATGATTCCCCGTAGTTGATTGGCTTCGGTAAGCGGATTCAGCCCGTGGAATGCCGAAAAAATGACCTGAAATGATATTTCATCCAGGCCGGGAGCGATAAATTCCAGTTTTGCTTTTTGTCCAATAATTGCATGTTCCTCGAACTTAGCCGCAGTTTTACGGTTAAATTCATCAAAGGTCCGGGTTTTCTCAGCGGATACTTCAAACGTGACCGGGCCAAAGGTTCCAATAGCCAATCAAATCACTCCTTCAGGCGCAGGCGGACCGTTGGCTGCAGCTTACCGGCTATGGCATCACCGGTAAAACTTACCCGTGTGACCTCTACCCGCGGTTCAAATTTCTGCACCGCCTGCACAATCTCGGCAGCAATCCGGGACCGGGTCACCGGCAGCGGCAAGTCCAAAACCTCGGCATTGACCCCAAACGCCCGATCCAGCGGCACGGAGTAAACCGGCGTCGCCAGAATGGTTCGGACGTTCTGAACTATTTCCTCAGTGGTCGTAGCCGGCGCAAAGTTAACAGTTGTACTGACTGACGCCGTAATTTCGAATTCCAAGTAAATCCCTCCTATGCCGGCTGTCCGGTGTTGCTGCCGCCGGATTGCACGCCGCCGTGGACATGTGTGGAAAGGCTCACACCATTGGCAATCACATCGCCGGTGATATTGACATTACCGGCCGCAACAATATTAACTGGCCCCTGAGCTTGGATAGTAAGCGTGTGCGTTCCCCGATCGTATTCAATGCTGGTACCGTCCTCAAACCGGATATGTCGTTTATTTTGGCTGCTAACAGGTAACGTATCCACTTCTGAGTAGAAAGACCCCAAACAGAAGCCCTGAGCGTTGCCGCTGGGTAGAAACATACATAGTACCTGCTCTCCGACATCCGGCAGCCAATAGTCTTTGTTTCTCATAGATTGCCGCACAATCACTGGTAAATCGTACGAAACCATGTTCTCACGATCTTCAAATACCACACGGACAGTTGCGTCGGCCGGATTAATCGACGATACCCGGCCGACCCTGGCCAAGTTTTTCAAAACAGCATCCATCAATACCCCTCCAGCACTCGGCGCAGATCGATCTTTACTTTATATCCACTGCCGGAATGAGTCGCTTCTTCAATAAAATACTTTCCGTCAAGCTTGCCATAACCTTCTACCTTGACTGTACAGGCAGCCAACAGGCGAATATCTCCCATCAGCGTGAAAGCCATCTTGGTTTCGCCGCGATTTTGTTTCCGGAGTTTCTTCTTGGCCAGCTTTTCGGCATTGCCGATGCTTCTGGCCCGTTCATTAATCACCAGTACTTTGCCGGTGGCTGGCTTATTCGGCGCGGTGTAGGTAAATGAATATGTCTTTTTCGTCTTTGCGTTATAGTACGACACCTTGCAAGCAGAAAACACATCCCTGGTTGAGGTAGAGAAACTATGAGACAGTATCCAGGACTGTCCTCGTTTGATCGTCATAACCGGTTCCATAGCCTCATATTTCTCATCATCAAAGATCACGATTTGCTGGTCAGAAACTTTCAACGACAGGCCGGCATCCTCACAGGTTTTCTGGAGAAAAGCCAGATCAGACTGCTCGGTCTGCTCGATCCGGTCATGTTCCGGATCGTCGTCGGTATCATAAAAGAGAGACAGCCCCGCATTTGCGGCTATCTCTCTTGCAATTCTTGACAATTTGATGGCTTCCCATGATTTCGTTTTCTCTTCGCCGCGCAGCGAGGAAGATTCCGGCACCGACAGCGCTTTAATGGTGATAGTGGATGGACTGCTGTTTCCCTCAATCTCATCAATTTCAAACGTGCCTAGCGGCAATTCTTCGGTTTTATCCTGCTCTGTCCAGTGCTCAGTAATTAAAGTTGCCTTTAGTGTTGCACCTTTATCCGGCCACCAGTCGCCTGTCCAGAGCCCCTGCCTGTCCTCCAGGCTGATCTGCAAATCATCAGCCTTGCCGCTAGCATGATCAGTATAGGAAAAGCCGAGCAGGTACGGCGCCAGGTCGGCAGATATGTCTTTGTTGTCGTAGAGGAGTTTTAGCCTTGCTCTGCGAGTCTGCATATCATCACCTCTTCCATGGCGGCAAAACGGTCGACACTGCCGCTGAAATGTCGGGAACCTTAATCACAATGTCAGCAGAGAAGAATATGGTTTCCCGGTATTGCGGATTGGCCTCAATGAGCACCGACATCTGCCGTTCATTGCCGTACATTTTATAAGCGATTATATCCCAGGTATCCCCCTGGGCAGTCGTATATTTAGTCAAAGGCAAGCCTCCTTTGTCGCGTTCTCCAGGCGTTCATCCTGCCTTCAAAATCGTCCGCTTCCTCCTGGACTACCCGCCGGACTTTACTCTCGACCTCCGGATCTCCGCCATCCAAATAGACATTAGGCGAGAATATGAATGTGTCGCCACTGCTACTGGATGAACTATTCGCGAAATCAGATAGCGAAGATGAATCGTTGCCAAAGCCCATCATTTGCCCGGCTGTAGCCCACAGCGACATAGCCCGTGAGCTGCCATCCAGCGGAATAACCGCCTCCGGCCCTTTCTCGGCAAATAGGCCGACATGCGGCGTAGTGGCAATGGTCCCATTCGCATAGGCCGGGATATTCATGGAGACATCCGCGCCAGTTGCGACACTGGCGCCCCCGGTAAAAATATTCTTAACCCAGGCGGCCTTCTCTCCCAGCCAGTCCATCGCCTTACCAAAACGGTTATAAATACCGTCAACAAACGCCTGTAGCGCAGCCGTTGGATTATCCCATAGCTGCGTCCACCAGTCGCTGACTGTATCCCAGTTTTTAATCAAATAATATCCCGCTGCCACTAGCCCGCCAATACCAACGATTAGTAAGCCGATCGGATTTGCTGTCATTGCAGCATTCCAGGCCCATTGTGCGCCAGTCCATAACCAGGTAGCCGCAGTAACGATCCCTGTCCATGTCGCCCGCAAAACGAGTTGTCCGACACCCATCACTGCTTTGCTGGCAGACATAGACGCATTCCAAGCCCATTGCGCGCCGGTACTTAATTTAGTAGCTAACTCAACCTTTTTCGACCATAAATATAAATTTGTAAACGGAGATATTACAGCCCATCCAGCCCAGGCCAAGGCCGTTAAGGCGACAGTTCCACCAAGAACGGCCGCAGTCAATTTTATAGCGCCACTACTAAGGGTAGGATATTCCTGACCCATCTTCGTAAGCCAATCGGCGCCATTACTCACAGCACCGGCCAGTGCATTGACTTCCGGCAGCAGTACCGAACCGAAACTAATGGCTGTACGGGTAGCTGCAGCTCTTGACCTTTCCAATTGCCGCTCAGTGTTTTGCGATTGGATGGCAAATTCTCTGAGCATACTGCCTTTGGCAGCCTCAGAGTTGCCCATTTTTATGACGTTCAAGAACTCTTCATAATTCCCGGATATCTTTGAAAGGTTATCGACGTGTTCTGCACCAAACAATTCTGCTAACACATTGTTGCGCGTCGCCGCGTCCAGGCCGCCGATCCGCTCAAACAGGTTCATGATGGTGCCTTCTGCATCCTTTAGTGCTCCGGACTGCAGTTCTTCTGCAGACAACCCCAATTCCGCTAATGCACCTTTGAATTTTTTTGACTGCGTTGGAGCTGCCGCAACACGGGTGAACAGCGCGTTCAATGCCGTACCCGCCGTCTCGCCGGTTTCACCCATCTGCAGCATAGCCGTAGACATCCCGGCCAGCGTTGTCCTGGATAGGGTGGGCAGTAATGATGTTGCCGTGCCGCTGGTCCGCTTCAATACCTGAATGATATCAGCTCCTGCAGCATTTGACCGGTCATCCAAATAATTCACAGTATCGGCCAACGCTTCCAGTTGGGCTATGCCTTCCTGTGTTTTCAAACTAATTCCCATAGCGCTGCCGATTTTGGCAAAATCCTCGGTAACCTGCTCGGCCGGCGCTTCAAAGGCGGTACCCATCATGATTCCCATACGGGCAAACTTGTCAATGTTCTGCATGCCCTGAACCCCGGACTTGGCAGCCATAGCAAACGCTTTAGCCATACTATCCGGCAAGATCATCATGTCTTTACTGGCCTGCATGACCTGGCTTTGCGCTTGATAGTAGACTTCAGTCAGCTGGCCGGCATCGTTCCTTGCGCCGTCAACCTGCTTAGCAACCCCGGACATAGCCGATTCAAAATTCACGGCCGTGTACACCGGCCCGCCGACCATGGCCGCAGTTTCCACCGCCCCCATCATATTCGCTCTCGCGTTATTGCGGGATTGATTGACTTTATTTTGCATGGCATAGGCTTTTGAATAGCTTTTCTGCCGCTGCTCGGCCTTGTAAAGTTGGGCCGTTAATCGCTCATACGATGCAGAGTATTCCAAGACCGAAATAGCGCCTTTTCGATGCTGGGTATCCAACTCCTTCATTTGTCCTTTTAGGCCGGATACCCGTGTGTTTAACTGCGTCAGCCGGTCAGAGGCGGAGGAAAACGCCTGATTAAAATTCGGCCCCATTTTAGCCATGATGTTGAATGCGACTTCATACATCCGCCCCACTTACTTTCGCCCCTTTCGCTGCTCTGAAATGACAGCAATCCATTCCGTCACTTCCTGGAATGATATGCTCAGCCAATACGTGACCGGTGAATGAGTTTCCTGAGAAAGCCGCAAAGCCAACCTTCGAATCAGTTTAGACGGGTTTGACCCCAGGCCTATTCGAGCAAAAAACTCTGCACTTCTCCTGTCACCCGGCTGAATTCTTTGGCCGGCAGCGCATTCACCAGGTCAGCGGTAAGACCGGCAGCCCGCGCTGCCAGAATCGCCTGATACGCTTTCGATGATTCCAACATGATGGCACGTACACCCATAGCCCGCGCCTCTGTTTCCGCTTCGATCATATCTTTGCCGGTTAAGGCATCCATATCAAGCCGGATCTCTGTATATTGCTTGCTCTCAAATAAAAATGGCTTGCGAAGCGGTACGGTAATAACCGTTTCCTGTGTTGATTTTTCATCAAGGTTTTCCATGAAAATCCTCCTTGTATTTTGGATAAAATTTGCATACAATAAAGCTGAGGTGATCGTATGTTGATCCTGCGCATAATTGTTTTGTTACTATCCTTGCCGTTCGGCTGGCTGGCCGCCGTCATCCCAGGCTACACCGCCGGCCAAATCGTCGCGATGATTGGTCTGCCCTCCGCCATTGGCGAATACCTTGTTGGCGGGATTATCTTGGTTTTGTTCTGTGGCTACTTCCAGGATCGCATCACGCCGCCGAAAAGCGCATAAACCGCATGATTTAGGCCGTACCCAGTAAGGGTACGGCCTTTTGTATTAGTTGCCGCCTAGCGCCTGGCGCACCTCGGCCAGATAATCCACGCCGTCAATCTTGCAGATAAAGTTCAGCTTATCGATCTCAATGTACTCTTTGCTGTCATACCAGATTTTCAGATAGGTGACTTCCAATTCGTTGGAACTGTCCATCGGCGCGCCGACTTCCAGTTTCCCTGGCTCAGTATTCTTCGGGATACCGTTGACAGTCACCCGCAGCGGCACCGCCCGGTAGGTACCGTTTGCCGCATCATTGACCTGTATCGCGCCCCGCAGATCTAATTGATGCACTTTCGGCGCAGCCAGGGATAACAATCGCGGGGTCGGTGTACGCCACGAGAGGGACAGCGTCATGCTCTGGTAGTGTCCAATGACCGGGCTGTCATATTCGCCGGCAATGCCGGCGCCCTTGACGGTCTCCGTCATGGCTTCCAGACTAGGCAGCTCAGCGTCAACAAGACCGACAAAGTTATTGCCAGTCTCATATACCCGGAAGTTGATGAGTTTTTCAGGAATTTTGTTCATGTTGCATGTCCTCCTTAACCGAACAAGGTATTGAAATACGAAACATCATACTCAATAACCTCGTCGATAGTCTCAGCCGGAGGCGGTGGCGCCACATAATAATGCAGTCGAAAAACACCGTTGGCTAAGTCGGTGTCCGGGTTTTCTTCCTGTAAGAACATAACTCGACCGCCGAGAATCATTTCACGCGCAGCCAACCCGTTCAGCCAGATATTTGCGCTATCTACCAGCGTTTCCACCAGCCGCCGATTGATCGGAGCATCCACCTTCTGCCAATGAGTAAAAACCAAAGTATTGGCGATCCAGTTGAACATGCGCCGCACCGGGATAAAAGTATCTTTTATGTCCGTATTGCCCGGATACGCGCCGGTACGGTTACCCCAGAGCTTCCAGCCCCCGATAAAGTTCAACGCCGTGACAATGCCCTGGCCGTTCAGATAGTTTGCCTGATCCAGCCCCAGAGAAACAGCCGCGCCGCTGGCCAGCACTGCGGCATTGGCCTGCAGGGTTTTATTGGACGGGCTGATGTACGGAATATCATCATTTGCCGCATCAGTCTGGCAGTTAATGCCGGCAATTTGCGTACTGAGATGAAACTGCCGGCCGCCCAGGGAAACTTTAGGCCAGCCGACGATAAGCTGCGGATCCACATAGTTGTTATTGGTTTTCCAGGCCGGAGCCTGCGTGTATTGCGTGGCCGCCCCTTCCCCGCTGGTGGGAATGTCGGCAATGGCTATTGCCTGGAATACGCTGTTAATACTGCCGACTTTGGCGTGCATAACGGCGGCCACCAGTGGATCTGTTGACCAACCCGGCGCCAGAATCTGGCCGGGCACAATTTGAAACAGCGGATACACCCGGGCAACCAGTTCCAGCCCTTCCGGTTCGCCGGTAGTAACGTCGATGCCGCCGACAATGTCGTCGCTGTCGACAGCTACCGGATCCAGCTTGGTAAAGCTGACGACCAGGCTTGCCTGTTCGGGCGAAATGGCACCACCATCGATTGGCGTGATAACGACCTGCAGGTCGTCGTTATAGCCGGCAACATAATCCGTATCTTTTACCAGAGGCTGACCGGCTTCGACCAACTTGACCACCAAAGTGTTGAGCATTACCGGCGCATTGATAATAATGAAATTCCCATCCGCTTTGTTGATTGTCTGATTGGTAACTTCCGTTTTGTGGACTGCCGGGTCGAGCACATTGACCAAGACCACCGGCGCCACGTTAAACAGCGAAAAATGGCTGTAGATGAATTCGCAAAGCGTGTATTTTTCCCAGTCGGTCGAATAGCCGAAGGCAGCCACCGCTTCGGCGTAGGTGTAAGCCAGTACCGGTTTATTCGCACCTGCCGGGGCGCTCGCCAGGTGCAGCGGCGCTGTGCCGAACACAACCGGTAAGCCGGCTGATGTTTTAACTGGCGGAATAATTGATGTCGGTACTTCTGACGGGAATACCCCATGTTTATATGCCATGCTTTAGACCTCCTTCCTGAATGAATTTTACGATTGCCTGATACCGCAGGTTTTCCAGTGAACCGGTTGTTTGAACTGCTGCGGTAACGGCCTGAAGTTTAGCCGGCGACACAAACAACGACTTGATAGCCGGGCATTTACTGATTGCATTATTTAGATGCTCCGGTATGCCGCCTTTGTAAATGGTGTGTTTTTGCAGCAGTCCGCCCGGCAGGTTAGGGCCGCAATAAATAACGCGCTCCGTTTTTGCGGGCGCTTGCTCAGGGATAGGTTTCGCCATACATTGTTTCCTCCATTTCCGTTAAAATCGGCCGGCCGATGGCCCATGTTGTCGTCATCCAGGCTATCCAATACGGCCAGGGCTGCTCTTCAGGCATTTCCCAGCGGATCGGCAACTGCAGATCAAACTGGTTAGCCAATGGCCGGTGAGTGAGGATCTCCTGCCGAATGCGCTCCAAGACGGTTAGGGGATCACGCCAGCCCTGACCGTGTTTTGAATAGGTTGTTGCAATGATCCGGACGGTGGCCGTACCCGCCTGTTGGCTATCCTCGCCAGCAACAAAGCGGACAATGACAAAGGGCACAGCTTTTTCCGCAGGATCGTCCGGCGGTTTTCCGGCTCTTGGTTCGTCGTCATCCAGGAAACCCGGAATAACGACCGGCGAACGCCGTTCTCTGCCCTTTGCTTCAAGCATTAGTTCTGCTGTAGCCTCAGTAATTAATTTTCCTAGTTCATCAATAAGCAACAGCGGTGTCATCGGCCAGCACCTCGCAATAATCGGTAAATCTCATGATCGAGACGGCCATTTACCCGGCGCTGCGCGTTTTGCTCAACATATCGCGATACGTTTGGACTGCCCACCATCTGTGCTACAGATGGTCCGTAAAGTTGTTCGATAGGAAACCGTTTTTTGCCCTCACGCCAGAATACACCAGTATGACCACTTGCGAGTTTAGCAATAAATGTTTCGGGAATAACTTCACCGCCGCCACGTTTTACCTGCGCATGCATGCCTACACGAGGACGCGTTTTTGTCACTTTCCCAGGACGTAGTTTGAAATACGACAGCGCACGCGGACGACCGCGCGAGGTAACAGACGCAGTTAAATTCGATGGATTGGCTTTTCGAATACTAAGTGTTTCGCGCACTCTTCCGGAGGTAATAATATACTCTTCGCGGACCTGTCGGACGGCATCTGTCCGCGCGCCCTCTGTTGCGCGATTAATTGTATTTGCTAAAGCTTTTGGCAGCCCACCGGGGATATGGCCTAACACTTTCTGCGCGAAGTCCATGCGTTCTGCAGTGATCCCAATCATGGCCGGTTCGCCCCCAAATGAATCTCTAACATGCCAGCGTCCGCGGCACAATCAACGACCATATACCATTCGCCGTCCACCGCCATTTTCTGGTCGCGTTCCGGTCGATAGCCTATATCAGATTCACGGACAAAAACCGTGAGTCGACGGGCATAAATCCCGTCAAAGTCTTCACTCTGACGGGATCCGCGCTTCAAAGACACGTCCTCATCGGTTACGCAATCTACAGATTGTCCATTGATCGTATGTTTTGTGGCGAATTCATCCAAATCCAGAAAGACATCGCCAATGTCATCAGCGAGCAATTGTTTGAATGGCATTTTATTTCACCGTTTGCGACGGATCCAGCGAGGGCAGGCCTTCGCCCGTATTGGCAGGAATAGCATCCTGATCTCCCTTGCCTTTCCCGGCGTTCGGCTCTTGCTTAGCCGCCTCGCGTTTAGGCAGCGCGGCGATAGTTCCGTTGCTATCGGCAATGAGTTTTTTGCCCAAATCGATTTTTACGTCATAAATAACGCTATCAGGGCCATAATCCTTGCCCTGATAGCGAACAGTAAACCGCTTTACATGCAAATCCATGAATTCCTCTCCTCTCTTAATACGCTTTCAGGGTATACCAGTCATCAATGAATTCCGGTTTCGGCACGCATTTGCTAGCCACGCGGATCATCTGCACGTCTTTGCCGGTTTCATTCCAGACTTTAGGCACATTGGCGCCTTGATAGGTGCGACGAACGCCGTCCTGCTCCAGTTGGGTGACAGCGCCGAACAGTTGGCTGCCGCGACCGGAATTACCCATAACGAAATAACCATCCGGAATGTATTGCTGAATTTGATCGGCAGCGTCGTCATAGATACCATCATAGGCGAACAGTTCCAGGTTCAGGCTCTGTATAAAGCCGATCCGCCTGACGCCGGGACTGACAATCCGCGGCTGAAAGCTCATCAGCGACATGTTCTGCGCATTGGGGATCATCAGATACTGCAAGATGCTTTCGTTCTGCATTATCTTCTGGCAGGTCTTATAGCTGCCGATCGACACATCCGGCACCCGGCCGCTGTTGCGGGATACTTTTTGTGACATATCTTCCAAAATGCCATAAATATCGGCGCCGGTATTGGTCCACATATCGGTTCCGGTTAGCGTCAGTTTCTGCGTCCAGTCCGGGTAGGTGACAGTATCAATGATTACCGTCTCGCCATCATCGGCATAACCGCTAACTTCAAATTCGCCATACAGCATTAATTGAGCGCACATCCATTCGATGCGCCGCGTGTTCATGTCGATCAGATCCGCAATATCCTGGGCACGGAGTTCCTGCGCACGCTGTTCAGGCGTAATCGTAGAAAAAACATTTTCACCAAAGGTGCGGTTTTCGACATCATCGTTAGTCGTCGGTCGCTGCGGAGCCATCATAGGCGGTTCATATTCCTTGGTGCTGAAACCGGTACGGCCAACATTGACCCCACCGCCGCCTTTCGAGACGAAGGGGGCCATCTTGCGGTTGCCTTTCTTGTAATCCATCAAAACGGTTTTTGTTACAAATGGCTTAATGTCAGGGAAAAAGGTGTCTCTGAAAAGCGTCTGCGGGGGATAAGCTTGCGCGATTGCCTGCAGGAGCGAATAAGTGTTGTTAATATCCATGGTCACCCTCCTTATTGTTCGGACGTGAGGATAATATTCACGTCGCGCAATGCATTTTCATGGGTACCGGCAGTATCCGTACCGCCAAAAAACAGCTTTGAGCGATTAAACGGACCTGACCAGTAGACTGTTGCCACAACATCGGCGCTGGTGGCATCAACCGGATACGCCAATACAGCCTTTGCAGTTTGACTGCCATCGGTATTGGCGCTATCCACTTTTTTGTATTTACCGCCTGTCGTAATCTGACCAAGCACTGTCCCGCGAGCTAGTTTGCCGGCGCCGCTGGCAACGACAACGTTCTTGGTAAAAAGCGCCGGATTAGCGCCGCCAATCAGCCCGTCATGCTCAAACTCATTGATGGTGTTGACTAATTCAGCCATTATTTGTTCGCCCTCCCATTCTTTTTATTAATGACACCAGCCATAAAACTAAGCTCTGCCGCATCTTTCTGCTTATCGTCAGCCTGCTTGCCGCTGCCGGTCGCCTTGGCTCCGTCAACGCCGGAGTTTTTGTTATCACTGATCATGCCTGCCAGAAACTGCTGCCCCGCCTTATTTTCAGCCGCTGCAGCGTTATCAGGCGAATGCTTTTTCACGATATCGACCACCGTCTGAATGTCAGCCGCCGACTTGCCGGTTTTCTTTGCGTCAGCAATCAGATCATGCACCGCCGGATTTTGTGGATCGTCCAGCGCATCGAGCGAGGTAATCCGCTCGCGTTCCACCTTAACTGCATCCTGCACAACTTGATTCACTAGGTCGGGCTTTTCTTTTTGTAAATCTTCCACTGAATTTATCGCCACTTCTGTTTCCTCCTCATCTTTCATGGTTTCTCGGTACTGCTCAATAAAGTTTCGCATCGACGCCGATGCACTATTTTGAATCGCCAGGTGACTGAGCATGAAGGAATTTTCGATTGGCTGCTCGGATTCGTTACCACTGTACAAAATATCATCGACAAATCCTTCCGATTTAGCTGTTTTGGCGCTCATCCAAGTTTCGTTGTCCATCATCTGGGAGATTTTCGACCGTGATTTTCCGGTCTTCATCTGATAAGCATTGATGATGGTGTCTTTAATGACATCCAGCACATCCGCCACATGACGCAGATCCTTAGCCTCGCCACTCACACCAGTCCAGGGATTATGAATCATCAGAACGCCGACAGGCGATATTTTGATCTCATCGCCGGCCATGGCGATAACCGATGCGGCAGAAACAGCCTTGCCATCAATTTTTACGGTTACTTTCCCTTTGTGCTCTTTGAGCGCGTTATAAATGCCGGCAGCTGCTGTCGTATCGCCGCCCCAGCTGTCAATCCACACGGTAAGGTTCTTCCCTGTGTAGGAATTCAGCTCATCACGGAATGCATTCGGCGATGCAGCCGCAATGCCAAACCATTCATAGATCCAGGCGCTGTCATCGTCAACAATCTCTCCGGAGATTCGAAGCTCAATGTCTTCGCTGTCAGCAATGTTCTTAAAGTTCCAGAATCGCATTATACCCAAACACCTCCTTTCTGCTGCTTTTGTTCTTCTTCCAGCAGGCCTTCCTTGCCGGAGTCCACTTCCGGTCCCACTGACAAGCCGGCATCTTTCAGGGTCTGTTCCTCGATCGCCAGGCTCTCCACATTTTCATCAAAGTTCGTACCGGTCATTTCCGCCGTTTCTTTTTCCCGGGTACTGAAGCCGTGTTTGACGCGAAGAACTGCCGCATCCACTTCTTTGACCGGGTCTACACTGCCCATCACCGGACCGTACCATTCCGCATTTGCCCAGGCCTTCTGTTTCAGAGGATCTGTAAAGTAACCCGGCGCCTTAACCCGGCCGATGGCAACCGCCTCTGTCAGCCAGGTTTCATAGGATGGTTGGCAATAGTCGCGGACAAACCAGACACGGCGAATCTTAAAGGCTGCCCATGCCTGCAGCAGCGCCGCCCTCGAGGCTGAGTAACTGGAATTAAACGACTTGATTAGCACCTCATACGGCTGTTCCAGGGTCGCTCCAATTTGTTTGATTAACTGATTGGTAAATGCCTCGTATGTAGATAAATTCCGGCTGGCATCAACCGTCGCCACCTTATACCCTGGCGGCAGCACATTCATCGTGCCTGATCCCAATTCAAAGTCATTGGGATCCAGCGATACCCGTTCATGCCGGTTAAACGCTTCCTGAAGCGGGAAGGTTCCATTACCGGCAAAGCTTTCTTCAAAAAACAGACTGAAAAAGGATTTAATAATCGCCGCCGTCAGTTCAGCCTCCGTATAACGGCCGACTTGCTTTAAGACTTCCAGCACCGGTGCTAAATATGGAACGCCCCGGTACTCTTCAGGGCGTTCATCATGACATATCTGCAGGATATTCGGTTGTCCGGTCGTTTGACCGAATGCCTCCACTCGTACCCATTTAGGAATCTGCATATTGGTCGGATCATAGGGATAGCGGTTGCAGATCCAATAGGCGGCTACGGCGCCGTCATCGTCAACCTCAACACCGTTAATGATCCGGTTGCCGTTGTCTGGATTTTTTACCGTTACCGACCAGGGAGAGCCTATGATAGACTGCTGGCCGGGATTGCAGACCCGGCCAGCCTCAAATATCTGCAGCCGCAGCCTGTATGGCATGCCTGGCAGCGGTTCGCGGTACTTAAAGGCTGCGAAGCTATCGCCGTCAATCATATAGCACTGATAGACAATATCCTGCTGATCATACCAGTTGTTTTTCTTCAGCAGATCGCAGAATTTGCTGTTTGCCCAAAGATCGAATTCCTCCTTAGTTGTTCGCGCCCATTCCTTGGCCTGCTCGGACGTTATGCCTAGCAGCTTGTATTTTGGTTTTGGGCTAAGCTTCAACCCTGCCCCGACAACATGCGTCCGGGAGGTGTTGATCGCGCTGGAGGCCAGCGGTATGCTCATAACGGCGTCCGCAGACCGGGCCCGCAGGGTCGGCAGGTTCACATCGATATCGGATTGCGGGCTGCTCCGCTCCGGCCGCCAGCCGGCCATGGTTCCCTTCTTGTAACTGGCTCCGGATTCCGAATAACCGGTATTAACGATCTTTCTTAAAATCTGCGCGCCGGCTTGTGAAATAGGCGCTGTAGGCTGCCGGGCTTTTTGTCGGTTACGCTTAGTTCTCATCATCAACCCTCAATCCCTGAATAGTACCCGACGGGAACGCCCGCCAGGCTGCGGAGAGACACCGGCCCCGCCGGCCATCAGTTCATTGATGCCTTCGCTGATCCGGCTCAGATCGGCGCGGCGATTGCGTTTGCTTCCTACCTGATATTCCTGGGAAAGCAACGTTTTGCGTTCTGCTTCCAGATAGGTTTGCAGCCGCTCGTTTTGAATATCATTGGCCATTACATCACCCCTTTCTTGATACATCCATACTTAGCCGAAGCGGAATCTGCCGGCTTTTGCTTACTTGCAGCACGGGGTTCCTCTTTTTTTGCGCTGTTGATCAATTGCTGATAGGCGCTCCAATCCGGATTTATACTATGCAGGCAAGCTAAGTTGTACACTCGGAGGTCAAGCGGTTCATTGCGCTTGTCCTTAGCAATGTTTTTCCAGACGAACACCACCCGCCCGCGCTCTTTCTTTGGCACCAATTCCTCGGCAATCAGTCCCTTAAAATAAATTTGGTCATAACCGCGCATCAGCAGCAGTTCCGGCAGATGCAATCCCGCTTTTTCAAGGGTGGCAGCAACAAGGTTTTCTTTCTCCTGGTCTAGCGGGAAATGGAAGTATTTCGGCCCCGGCTCTTCAATGGCCAGGCGGTCAAATACATATTGCTTGCCGCTGTCAACACCGATCAGCACCAATGGAATTCCGTATTCTTTTGCCGATGAGATTTTATAAATCAAGGGAACGCCGGCACCTGGCATACCCTTGATGGTAAAGCGGTTTTTATGCATGTTCCGATAGCAGTATTTATATACCTCCTTGGTGTAATGGCCGCCGGAATCAATAAAGGTTCTGGCAACCAGCAGACCCGTCCCGTTTGCAAACCGATAAACCCGGTCTAATTGCTGATCAAGCTCATCCCAGGTTTCCTGCCGGTCAGGAACGCCCAGGACAATCCCTTTTTTAATGCCCCAGTTTTCCTCACCGTCACCCCAGCCGCAAATCTCATATTCCAGCCGGTTATCCTGGGTATCCACGGCAGCTGTCAATAACAAAACCCCGTCAGGCAAAGCTGCGGGGTAGTTTTCGCGGCGTTTTAAGAATATGGTTTCGTCTTCAAAGGATCCTTTCTGTTCGTAGGCTTCGCCGAAGCGGGTATTAAATACGACTTTTTCCCGCTCAGGATCGCCTTTTGCCTCCAGATACTCCCGGATCATGTCCGCCCATTTCAGCCAGGGCGATGCAAAGCAATTGACAAAGAAACTCCGAATGCCGTTTTTCAACGCATCCGGATTGTGCGCGATATATTGTTGAGGCGCCGCTTTCATGATTTGCTCATCAAATTCATAGCCGCAATCCGGGCAGCGCCATTTTACCCAGTGAACGATAATAAACTTAGTGCCATCATCGTTTTTGGTTTCGCTGAAATCATAGCACATATCCCGGTGGGTAATCAGATTGTTTTCTTTGCAGTTCGGGCATTTGTGTTGCCATTCTTCCTGCGTGCCGGCCATGTATTCGGTATCAATGCGGGACGCGCCTTTAATGGTGGGAGAGGAGAACAGCCCGACAACCCAGTTCCAGAACGTCGTCAGGCGCTTAAACGCAATATCCAGCGGATCGCCTTCAGTGCCGGCGCTGTCAGGAAAGCGATTGACCTCATCGGCCAGCAGGATGCGAATCGGCCGGCTGGCTAACCCGGCCGGGCTGTTCGCCCCGCACATGATTAAGCGGCCGCCTGGGAATAGTTTGCTCAGTATGGTGTTGCTGGTATCTCTGGTTTTTATATCGGAAAATAATTCTGTTAACACTTTGGTATCCCGGATCATCGGCGAAATGCGGCTTTTGGAATAATCCTCCGACAACTCAATCGTCGGCTGAATCATCATCATCGGGCCGGGATCCAGGTGCGCGAACCGCCCCAGTACATTGTTCATGATATCGGATTTGCCAATTTGACTGGCGGTTTTAGCGACTACCTTATGAATGCCTGGCTGAGTAAAGGCATCCATGATCTCTCTCTGATACGGCGCCCGGTCGGTTCGCCAGCGCCCAGGCTCTGCCGACGATTCGGAGGATAGTACCCGGTAGTTGTCTGCCCATTCACTGACCGGGGTTTTAGGAATCGGCGTGAATGATTTTTTACAGATCCGCTGAAAGAGCTCAACTATCTTCTTCTTCATCGTCATCACCGCAAAATAGTTCCGGGGTATAATCAGCTAGCTCTGACAGTTTTGACTCAATCGCCTTAGTCATAACCTGATATACGATATCCTGAGATTGATTCGCCATTTGGCCTGAGAGTTGGGACGGTAGCCCTAGCAGCTGGGTTCGCAAGTTTGTCAGCATTTCTGTCATGACAAATTCAATGTCCTTGGCGTCATGCATACGGGCTTCCAGCTTTGCAAGCCGCAACTCTGTCAGCCGGCTTTTAAACTTTTCATGTTTGGTACGCTCGGCGTCAAAGGATAATTCGCCGTTGCCACCTGATTTAGAATTAATATATCGCAGGATATTATCAGTGAGGTTATATTTACTGTTTTCATCACGAACTAGCACGCCCTCATTGGCCAACTGCACGATACGGGGTCGGCTGAGTCCGAAGCAGGCGGCAAGCCCGTCCGCAGTAGTTTTGGTGTTCTTGGTTAACTTCACAATTTGCTCTGTCATTTGTCCGCCTCCTTGTAAGTAAATATAAAAAAGATATTGCCGCTAGGAAACTATCGGGGCTCGCAAGACCCGCAAGGCGTTAAAGTTGCCGGAAGGACCCGTGACCGGCAGGGTGTTGATCACTCTCCTGAGCAATAAAGCCGCTTCTTTCTTACGCGATCTGATGCAAGCAAGCAGTTCAGACTTGCCAATATTACTGCCTTTATATATAACGTATTGCTCATTCATCACGCTCACTCCCTTTGCTATCGCCAATTGCCAAGCACTCGCTGCATAACTTTCGTCACCACATCACCCTGCTAGATCTCACCGGTTCATGCACCAGATCGGTCTTGCCGTTAGCCTTGACTAGTCGTTCGATGCTGCACTTATTAAACTGCCAATACTGGCATTGTGGGCAGATGATTTTGCATTTCAGACTGATTGGTTTGAAGTAGTCGCATGATCTGGCCGGCATGGCTAAACCTCCTGAAGATGGGCATAAGAAAACGACGCCTGTAGTGGCGTCGTTAGAAAGACTGCCCTTTATATTATAGTCGCTTGCCTTGGTGTAGGTAGGAATACCTTATCTTCTAAAATCCGTGTAATCTCTTTACCCAAATTACTGATTAATGTTCCATGACCTTGTGGGGTCGGGTATCGGACGTTCTCAAAGAGCTTGCAGTGGTTACGGCGCTTTGAAAGCAATGAGCAGGATACGGCAAATTTATGCCATACCCTGCTCATCAAAACGAACCAAAACTATATGTTAATTGATAGCTTTTTTAGTAATCCGGAAAATTCAACAACTGCCACAGTATTCAATATTTTGCTGGGAGCCTTTTTGCTGTAGTCAATATTATTGATGTTTTTCATATGTTGATATTTACCTATTTCTTCGATTTTTAGCGTAGTAGTAAAAATCACCTGTTTATCTAAATGAGAAAACAAGTCTATAACTGTGTTCTCTCGCTCGGTTGATAAATCTTCGGCTCTGAATGAATCCACAATTATCGGACATAAGTGTTTTAGAATTGCGGATAACGCATAGAGTTTGACTAAATGAAACTCGGTTGCCTCGCTACCTGAAAAAACTTGATCACGTCTAGTAAATAATCCATCAAAAACAAGCGTACCCGTTGGGTCAATTCGCCTATAAGTGGAATTCATTTCATAAAGAATAGAAGATAAGAGCATTTTCTGATTTTCAACTTGCTCTAACGAGTTTGTTTCATTGGTTTTCATTGCATCAGATAATTTTTGTACTTCATCATCAATTTCGGACAAACGAATTTCTACGCCAGATACATCCAAAATGGATTGTTTATGGATTACTATTGACTCCAGTGATATATCTTCATCTGTTAGCATTTGTTGTAATTGTTCTTGGGCCTTATTTATATCGAAAGTGATATGTTCCACTTCTTCGATATATGATGCAATTTTCTCATTTATTGAGTCGATAATTTGACGGCGTATTTCTGGGGTAGATACATCAAAAGTATACGATGTAGTAGTTCCAGTTGCAAAACCAATATGAGCGGAGCCACAATCCAAGCATCTTAATTCTCCACTATTCATTGTCCGATTCAACGAATTCAACTCTTTAAGAGTGACCTCGTACTTTAATTTTCGGTTAATAGTGGTATTTCTTGAATTCCGCAAAGCAGCAATCTGATCCTTTACTTTTTCTACACTTTTTATCTTGTTCTCCAATATCACTCTATCGCTGTACTGGCTCAAATAAGCTGATGAAACATTGTTGGACTTCAATATTTTATGCTGGGTTTGTAGTGTTCTTTTTTCTTCCTTCAGCTCCCTTATACGGTCTTTTGCATGTGATATTTCTTCTTGAGTTAGCCCTGCTGCCCCAAACCCCGCATAGGTATATATCATATTAATAAAGTCATCTTTTGAATAAAATCCTTTATTGGCGATATTGGAAGTATCTTTTTTGTCTTGTCCAACAAAATATAACTGGACAAACAATTCGGGGTCTACGATACGTTTTACATCATTCTTAATTATTTGAGGTAAAGGGAAAACGGTTTTTGTCCAATAGCGTTTCATTTCGGACACACTATCAAAGAACATTAAGTTGCGCTCATGAAGAATGACAAACGTATCACCTCTACGGCAAATAGAATAATCACAGTCATTGTGAGCGAATTCGACAAAATAGAAATACATTTTATAGTCAAAAGAAGAAGGGAACACAGGCGCATTGCCCAAGCAGTACATCATTGATTGGATAATGATAGTCTTTCCCTTATTATTATCATCACTAGAAATGATGTTGATGCCATTTCTCAATGAATTCTCGACATAAGCTTCTTTATTATTACCTACAGCTATACGTTTGATAATCATACCTTTATCCCCTCCTTGACTGCTGAAATAAAGTACTTCAAAGAAAGGACATCAAAATCAGGGCAAGATGCCATTAATGCAACATCTAGAGCCTGATAGATTTCCTCTACGCTATAAGCGGGGTTAGCTGTAATCGCATGATAGATATTACTAAATAGCCGCCAAAAATTATCTGCACAATTTTTGTTAAATAATGCTCTCGATAATGCCAGTTTACAATCATCCAATGCTTCCGTCTTTTTCTCATCAGGGAACCGATTGTAAATAGGAATAAATGGTAATGGACAACCATCGTCGAATGGATTGCGATTGATAATACGACCAAGGACAAATAATTTTATTTCTCCATTTGTTAAGTGTCTGTAGTAATTCAATGCCTGGTCGGTCGTTTCTATTGTGATGCCTTCAACCATATTTATATTTTTTTTGCTTGCCTGATTATCCCTTATTTCATTAAAAATCGCATTTAGTATGTGCTCATCCGGCATTATACCAGGATGGATTTTTATAATAGACTCTATATATTCGCTTGGCTTCTTGTTATCTATCACAAACAATACTTTGCTTAAAAATTCATCAATATTATCGTCAGTGGCAGTTGACGCATCTATATATATTCTTGCCCTGCACTCATCCTTTAGTCCTGTTTTCAAATGGGTGAGGGCTTTGCTTCGTACGTTACCAATGTCAAAAATATCTTTTGTGGGATCAATACGTAGGGTGCTAGACACACCACCCAAAAATAATATATATTGGTGAAAATCAAAATCACTACAGTAATTCTTAAAAAGTGTCACCAGCTCCTTTCCAACTGCATTAGGAGAAGAATTAGCCGTACCTTTTGATTGCAAATCCCATAGTTTAAACGAGAAGCGATCCATCCCAGTCAAATCATTAAAAAAGTCAACAATAAAATAATGAATTTCATCGCTGTCGTCACGGAAATTCATTAAATATAGTAATGCTTTTGTTTCTGTATCAGATGCTCTTTTCCTAAGTTGTTCGGAAGAACTTACCTTATAAGGCATATGATATATCCCCCTCTCCAGCCTATGAATGAGGGTTATAGATGTTTGATTTTGGTGCAATTATACATTATAAGATCTAATTAAACAACAAATATACGAAAAATTCCCCATATAACTTCGGGCCAACTTGGCCCGAAGTTATTATTTGCGGCAAGGAGGGACCTCGCATGGCTACAATCTTCGGCAAAAAGGGACTCTTGCCCTGCTAAAATACAGTACGCAAATTCCGACATATAACGACAATAGCCGCCAATCATCTGGCGGCTATTCATGATAGCATTTCACGATATGATTATAACACGTCAAAAGCAATATGTGTATGACATGATTTTGACATCCTTATTTTTACATTTCAGATTGCGTCCAGCGCCTTAATCCCTAAAATGCGTACTGCAAACTTACGGATAGCTTCATCCTTGATCCGATAGACATGCCTCGCTGTGTATCCGATCTCCCTGGCGATATCGTCCTTCTCTGCTCGCTTCACGTACCATAGATACAGCACCTTGCCATAAAGGTGACAATCTTTTTCCCGGCTGATTTCTTTAAGGATATCCTTTATATCAGCAATTTCCTCAGTAGTGCTATTGATAGAATCCCTTAAGGTCTGTAACTCAAACAGCACATTATAGGCTTCATCAACCTTGCTGCTGCGAATACCGGTAACATCCATTGCCAAGGCGTTTAATTCGCTGGGACTTGATCGGCTCACAATCCTTGCGATATCTCTGTTCATTTGTTCAATGCTATTTTCAAGGTCACGATAGTGCCTCAGCCGTTTTTCAGCTTCCTGTATGTAGTTCATATTAGCCTCCTGTATTGAGATCGCCAAATAACGCTATTCCAAGATATTTTTCAAGCTTAACTGGCTTCATAGGCCTAGCCTTGCAAAAGTGTTGCTCATGCCGCTGCCCCCCCACCTACTGGATAAGAATTCTTTGCCGCAGTATTCACATTTATAAACTGGCCTGTTAATTATTTTCATGCTGCTAGCCTCCTACCGCCGTAATCTTTCCCGCCTGATACCGCTTCCTGAGCTCGATCAGCGCCGTGATCAGCACTTGTGTATAATCCACTGGCTCGGTCAAACATTTTTTCTCCCGGTCATAATCGGCTTGGCTTTTCCAGCCTCGGAAACCTGTAATGTCAATTACAGGCTGGACAACAAAACCGAACTGATCATCAGGAACCAGCCTGGCTCCCACATTTCTGAGATATGCAAGCATACTGGCCATATTTGCGTAGTTCATGCTGCATGCAATTTGGAATAGCTCCATCCAGAGAAAACTGTCCTCCGGGGAATATGGATATATGTCGCGGAATACGGTACCCAGTCCAGCGATAACGTTGGTATGATGCCCTGGCGGCGTTGTCGGCTTGGCAACGTTTACGTAATCGTATAGTTCCATTATGTTTACCTCCTCTCGGATAGTTGGTTCACTTGGTTTAAAGTTGGTTCATTACTTGGTTCACCTTAAACCATTGTATTTACTGATACCGAAAGCATTTTTATTAGTTGAACCAAGTGAACCAAGTAAAAAATAGTGTGCTTATAGAAAATATACCTTTTCAATATTTACCCATGGTAAAAATAACCAAAGGTATGTTTTCTTATGTGGATATATATAAATGTTGGTTCACTTGGTTCAACATATATAAACATAGATAAATCAAGGCTTCGCGGGTGAACCAACAGTGAACCATCTGTGAACCAAGTTGAACCAACTACTCTTCTTTGATTCTTATTAACCATGGCTGCACACCATTAATTCGCTTGCCCTTAACAGCAAGGGCTCTACTTTTCCCTTGTACCGTCACCGGAATCTTGCCGCTATCTGCCCACTGCTTAAATATCTTGTCAGGATTAAATCCCTCTGATTTCAGGCCTTTGGCTAGCTCAGTCTTGATAATATAAATATAGCCATCCTCCAAATACCCTAAGATCGGCTGACTATTTTTACTGTATGTCGTCCCGAACCTAACCTCATTCGCCGCCAGCCAATCCGGCAGCCAGTCCCAGGCGCGTTCTGCCTCGCTGGCCTCGGTCTTGGTGATGATCTCCTGAATAACCGCCTCGGCCATGGTGATAGCTTCCGTTTTGGCTTGATCATCTGGAATGCCGAATATCCAATAGCTGGCCAGATACTCCGCCACAACAATACATGCAATCGCATCCATATGGGATTCAAGCTTGTCAGGATATTTGCCCCGCAGTGCCAAGCGGGTTTTATGATACACATCCCGCATCCAGTCATGATTCGTTGCTAGCAACTGCTCGACAAACCGCTTACCGGCCTGGCCGTAATGCCTGGCTGTCAGCGGATACAGACTGGATGCAAATATATCATCGTCGGCAAGCGGCCCGCCCTTGATCTCGATCAGCCGGGTAAATACCCCACCCCTGGTATTGTGGCGGGTTATCTGCGTTTCGCCGGTCATGAGAGCGATGGTACGCCAGCGGACAGTGGTCTGCAATCCGTCACGGGTGGCGCGGCCTTTACCCTTACCCTCGGATATCTGATAGATTTTGGACTCAACATCGCCTTTTTGCTTATCGTTTAATATCTCATACTCATTAATGCCCAGTGGCAGATCCGTGAACAGCGCTGCTGTCCGCTCGGTATTGGTTTTGCTGTCCTCGAAGCTCTTGGACAGCTCCTCCGGATTCCCCCACACGCTGAGAGCTGCCATCAATGTCGCGGACTTGCCGCCCCGCGTCGTATCCCAGTTGTGAATCAGAAATGACCGCTGGCCAAGAATTTTTAAGAGTGGAGCCGCAAATGACGCGGCCATAATAAACCGGGCTTTAGGCCGGGTCCGTAGTTTCCGCATAACGTCCAGCCATATAGCCATATCTCCGGCCTGACCAAGACCGGCAACGGCTGATTCGGCAGCAGCCTCGCCAATATCAATTTTATAATCCGATGTGATACCCGGCAGAATGAATACCTGCTCCTGGTTACGCCATCCCATTTTACCAACTCCTTGCGCTATTGGAATTACATCCATGTTAGCCGCTTCCAGTGCGGTAAGCCATTTTGTCAGGTTCTTAGCCATCTCTCCGTTTATAGTAAGCATAGCGTCTGATAAACACATAATCCGCTTGGCATCAAATATCGTAGATTTTGGCAGCGTTGCGGATCGCCAATTGCCTCGAGGCCCACGAAACACAACGACGGCTTTTTCCTGCTGTGTATCGATATTGAAAATCCGCTCTGCAATAATCACCGGCACATAGCTTGCCAGCTGAAATGACTCACCAAAGTTGGTTACACGCTTCAGGCTGATACCATTCTGCCGGACTACCCAGGCAGCGGAGGATTGGCTACCTGGTACACGTAAGTTCAGCGGTATATCTGGAATGATCGACTGCAGCCAGATAGATCCATCTGCCGATGGTGCTGGCGCATCCTGGCCACCGCCATCGATGACCGTCAGGCCGGACTGTTCCCGCTTGATTTTGGCCAGTTCCTTCTTGAATGTGTTTTTATTGACCGGTAACCGCTGGTAGAGCATATCGAACTCTGCTGGCTGCTCCTTCTCTAATATGGCCGCGTCTGAAAGGAATTCCTGCGTGTAAACAACTTCCGGTGTCAGTATCGCATGGGATTTTACCCTGGCCCTTACCTGTGGCAACTTACCCAATGACCACCCGCAAGGCGCTTGCATGCCGCATCCGCCAGGAGGACAGCCTTGGAATCCTAGCTGTTGCCTGATGTAATCGCAATTCTGCGGATTCATTGCCCCCATGGCTTCGTCGATTTTTTTATCTGTGTCGCGCTGATTGTATCGGCCAGCATCTAGCGCAGAGAGCATATGGCATGCCTCTATACCGTCTGTTGCCCGGACTAAATTTGTTAATGCCGCCAACCAATCACCGTAACTGATAGTTTTTGCCTGCAGCTGGCAATATTGCATAAACATGCAGTTCTGCAGCATGTACTTGGCTGGACCATCTGTCGGGCGCCGTTCAAAGACCGCCTGACGGTGCTGCGTGGCTGCTGCTGCCTGTTCAACGGCCGGTAATACTGCGTCTATATCATCAGGATTATAGCGGATCTCAGAATGCTCCATGACCATAGCCAGCACAGGCTCTGACGGTATTTTCACATTCACCGTACCCGGCAGCCGCATTACCCGGCATATGTCCTGCGTACTGTCCAGATGCCAACCACTGGCCTGGGCACGCTGCCTGATCAGTCCCTGTAAGCGCGTCAGGATGTCCTGGGCGCGTTGTTTTTCCTCCGGGGTATCAAACATCCAGCACTCACGAAGCAGCCACCAGAACTGCAGCCCGTGGCCGGAATGAACCACTATCGACGGCGGCAGGCAGTCCGGTACCAGCGTCATGGCCTCGTCGACGGTGCGCGGCAGGTTCTTGGCCGCATGAGCGGGATGAAATATATCCACGTCCGCCCATAGCGCCGGAATGCCTACGATATCCGGATCAGACAGTTTACTGTCTTTTGGCTGGCTGCAGATCCCGGGAGAGAAATATATATTCTGCGCTCCGGCTGCAGCGATGGCCGCGGGTACCGGCGACAGATCCGTCACCGGTACCGCTTTGGCTAGCGTAGACGGAAGCGCGAAAATTTGAGTGTAGCCTGTTTCTGCGTATTCAAATATTTTTGTAAGGAATTGTATTGTATCCATTACGGCTCCCCTTTTCCGAACGAGAAATCACGGCCGATTTGTAAAATCTCCCCTGCGAAGGATATAATCAATGGTTCTGGATTGAATGGTCTCGGGATCTGTATAATGCTTTAGGTCAGTTTCGAGCGTGTTGAGCCGCTCCTGATTGGCTTGTACCAGTTCGGACAATACAATTGCGACATTGGCCGTTTTTAAGACCACAGGGGCAATGAACACGACGGCGCCCATCAGGAAGACGTTGAGCAGAATGAGCGAGATTAGCAAGTAACGTTGCATTTGGAATACCTCCCATACCGTTATTATTACCGCAGCCAAACCAGTCTTTTTGCCGCCCTCGTTACGCCTGTGTACCGCCAGCGCGCCTGAAACAGCGGATCGTTGGGGTCATGCCAACTATCGTCATATAACAGCAGATTGTCCCACTCACTGCCCTGGGCAGCATGGCAAGTGATGCAATAACCGAATTGAAATATATTACCCTTCATATTGCCCCTGGCCAGCTTTGTTTCCCATAGCGCATCTGGGTTAAACTTCAGGTCCGTGAATTCTGCTGTCTCCTCAAACACCGGCCGCAGGTTCAACAGGTGCTCTATCGTGGCTACCGGTTCCTTGCGCCATGGTACTGATTCATATTTCTCCCGCTGCTCAACGTGTGTGCAGTAGCCAATCAAGCCATTGACCAAGGCAGTTGGTAATTTACCGTCATATAAAATGGTATCCCAGGCATTGCGTTTGCAGATTAATTTATCTCCGACAACCGGCAACTGACCAGTAAACCCCAGCCAGTGCCGCGCCTGCTGATTGACTTTGGCCACCGTGGCATTACGGCCGGCAATGATCTGCCCTGCCCAGGCAAACATCTCTTTTTGGTATTCGTCTCGGATTACGTCCTTGGACATTTGCCAGATACAGCCGGGAGCGCTCTCATCGTCTTTAAGCGGGCGGCCCTTCCGGATCTTCTCAGCTAAATAAACGATCGCGCTGCCTTCATCCTGGCGCATGATCTCCTCGAGCGTTACGTCCGGATCCGTGAGCAGGTCGGATTCCTCGCCGCCCACCGGCGGCAGTTGGAATGGGTCACCAATGGCGATAATGGGGATATCGAAACTGAGCAGATCACGCAGGATGCGTTCTGAAACCATGCTGGCCTCATCAACCAGAATAATGGCCGGTTTTGGATCGAGTTTTTGTTTCAGTTCGGTGACCAGGCGGCGTTTGTACCGCAGCCGGTCGTTATCATCATAGTACGGCTCCATTTTGGATTCGATATTGTAAATTAACTGATGAATTGTCGTCGCCGGCATGCCCCGCTGCTGCATGACCAGAGCTGCCTTGCCGGTGAAAGCGCAAAACGCAATCCGGTTGCTGGCCAGTTCCTCGGCAATGACAGCCGACAGATATGTTTTTCCGGTACCGGCGTATCCGGCAACCTTGAAAATCTGCTCATTGCCGTCCAGCCACCATTTTTTTGCGCGGTCGAAGCCGACTTGCTGCATGCGGTTTAGCATGGCGGATCGCCTCGCAAAATCCGGACCGCAGCCTCCGGCGACCGGGCCACACCGGCACGTGCTCCCAGGGACTGCATCTGTTCAATAAAATGCAACTGTGCTGGTGTTGCTTTGCCCTTGGCGTTTTTGACCTCGATAAACCCGGCGATGCCGATCAGGCTGCCGACCATTTCCGGCGCCACGATTACCGGCACGACAACGGTCAGATCGGAATACCCTTCCGGCAGTCCTGTCTGAAACGGCCGCGGATCCATGATGGTCATGCTGCCGTCAGCATGCTTGCGGATGTCGTTGCCAGTCCAGGCCAGGCCGACATTGGTCCGAAACGACACGCCCAGGCGCTGCCGCGATATTTCAAGGCGAATCAAATTTTGTATGTCATGTTCCTGCATTAGCGCCATCTCCATCATCGCGTACATATAATTCATGTGTCCCGTCCCGCAGCGCCTGTTCTTCGTCAGATAGCTCATAGCCAAGCTTTTCAATAAAATCATAGACTGTGTTTAAGGCTTCATTATCTTCATACTGATTATCCCAGCGATAATAATGCTCTCCCTCCGAATCCAACAGTAAATAGGTACAAATCAATAAGTAACGCTCCGGTTGGGCCTTAACCAGATCCTTAACCTGATCAAAACCCCATTCGCCGCCTTCGTCCTCTTCATTGACTTTGAGGTCGATAAAATTCCTCAAGTCATCACTGTCAAGATAATATTCATCAAGCATTCCTCGCAAAGCATACTCAATGACGGTACCGATGTTCTTTTTAGCAACAGCATTAGACATCGATTGAATAAATTCATAGCGTAACCGATAGGCCCGGTCTGATATCGAATTCAACATAGCACGATGTTCGTCACGTTTTCTTTGTGCAATCAGCCATGCCGGGTCAGCGGCAGTGGCTGAATTATTTGCAGCCGATTGATTTGTTTCACGTTTTTTATACAGGTAGATATAGCCTGAGCTATTAATGTAGTAAAAATATTCAACTGTATTAACATCGTCAGGCACGGTAATTTTCGGCTGCACTGCTGTAGAATAAGAATTAACAAACTGCATTCCATTGCTGTTTTCAACCTGTGTTGCAAATTTCTTTAATTCTTGTATAATCAGAGCCTTGTTGCGATTACCTGTTTCCTTATCAATAGCACGTTGCAGCTCATACTTGAAATTAGAAGTTCCAATTTTATCAAGAACGCTATTCCGCATTTTAATGTCGTTGATTTTGTCTAACTCAGCATAGTCTTGCAGCGTGGCGCCACGTTCTACCGACTTTTTGAATTTGTCCTTATTCAGCTCCAACAGCTTAACCCGGCGCCTAATGGTGCTTTCAGAAAAACCAGTCTGCACCGAAATATCTTCAAGCGTTTCGCCAAAATTCAGCAGCATTTGAAAACCTTGTGCCTGCTCATATATGGTCAGGTCGCTGCGCTGCATGTTCTCTAGCAGCATAGTGGAAAGCTGTTGCTTTTTACTCATGTCGGAGATTACGCAGGGCACTTCCGTCAGTCCGGCCAGTTTTGCGGCTGCCAGGCGGCGGTGTCCGATGACGGCGGTGAAAACAAAGTCCTCTCTGCACTCCCACTTAGAACAAGGTGGACGCTCGTTTTTGTCATGACCATCTTTGCATTTACCAACGGCACCATTATAAATATTGCATGATGTACAATATCCTGGTTTCATAGCTAATTGTGGCACTACCGTAAGGTTTTGCAGTATCCCATTAGACTTAATGCTTTCCGCAAGCTCTATTAAGTCACCAAGGTCTTTGCGAGGGTTATCCGGATGTGGCATTATAAAACCTATTTTTATATTGGTAATCATGGGTTCACCCCTTTGCAAATTTTTAGATCTGTCCGGATTCGCGGATGATACTGTCTTGCCTGCTGCGTTTCCAGCACCCGTTGCATGGCCGTCAAAACTTTGTACAGATCAATAGCGGTCTGCTTATGTTTATCTGACCATTCTTTCAACGGTTTAAGTGCTTCTTGCTCATTTTTATTGCGTCGGCGGCGTTGGCGAACCTCCTGCAGCTTGGCGGCCAAAGTAAAGCCCTCGCTGGCGTTCATCTTGGATAGCTCAGCCTCATGCAACAAATCCTGCGTTTCAGAATCGGCTTTGCCTATTTCGTTATAGATATCAGACCAGTATTGATCAAGATCAGTAACAGCCTTCAGGAATAAGGATACGGCCTGATGCGTGTCAGTCGCGTTCATTTCCTCCCCACCCAGGCGTTCAGATCTGTATCCCATTCTGCGCGGTACCGAACCGGCAAGGGCACTTGCTTAGATTCCAGAAACAATTTCGCACTGGCGCAAGAAACGAGCTTCCCCTCAGAATCCTTGCCGTTTTTCCGGCACGGAATTCCTATGTCTGACCTGCGAACAACAATGATGTTCCCCACCTGGTTTAGTAAAACTTCTATTTTTTCACCAAATTCAAACTGTTTGCCAACCATAGCCGACATAGTGACTTTTCCAGTTTTTGTGACAGCAATATTGGCCGTATTTCTGGTTATCAGAGTGTTTGCCGCATTAAATACGACAAATAAAGACAAATCTATTTTCGTTACGGTCGGCGCATCTGCCGCCGTTTTAGAGTTTCGTACGTTTGCCATGTTATATCTCCCCTCTTTCTGATAGATATTGTATTCTGCCGTTGTGGCAGGATCAGCAATCAGATCAATTAACCGCGTTTGGCTATCGCCAAATTCCCTGAATAATGAAATGACAACTCCACGCCGTTTCTGTGCTGTATTCCGCCGCATTTCGCCATACATGGCTGATTTGATGTGTAGTAGTGCATATGTGGCAAAGCTGGCTCCGCGTGTTGGGTCATACTTCTGCCATGCGCGGAACAGCGCTATACTGGCAATTTGAAATAAATCTTCGTACTCAATGTTCGGTCTATATGGATACCAGCGATCAATAGCGTAGTGAATGAGATTCCGATATTCTGCTATGAGTTGGTTTTCATCACAGAGGTCACGCTTAATGACGGCAGTCGGGACAATCATCATAACTATCTCCATGTGGGCATAGCGGACGTACATAATGATCATTCCGCGAACCACCGGCAATGATGGCCATCATAAAACAGCCAACACTGCCGCCCATTATGGCCGCGATCGGCAGCCAATACCATTCAATCATCCTATCCACACCTCAACAATCACAGGGTCATCGTTCGGATTCCTGCCGATATTAACGTATTGCTCCGGTATAGGTTTCCTGACGGCTTCCAGCGTGTCCCCTATGACTACACACATAGTAGGATTGCCTAACTCCCATAACCTGGCGACATATTTATCCGGACAATCCGATGGGTTTTTATATATCACAATCATCGCTAGCGACATATTACATACCTCCAAACGGTATATTCTTAATCTCGCACTGCTTGGCCACCCATGTCGGTTTATAACCGCGCTGGAAGGCGATCTGCTCCAGCGTGACCACATCGCGGGCCTTGCCAACTTCCTGGCGCAGCCGCTTTTTCTCCAGTTCGACCACTTCAGCCAGATCGCCGGCACGCTGCTCCGGTTCGGTTCGCTCTTCCTTCGGGTACCGGTAGCCGCAATGCTCGCAGACCGGTCCTGGCCTATTAGCGCCGTAGCATTTCGGACAGACTTTCAACGGGATCTCCAGCTTGGGGCCTGCTTTTTTCTTTTTACTCTCCAGGCTCCACTCTCGGTCATCATCTGGCAAGCCGTGCCTGTAGCAGTTGCCGACCGCATCGATGATAACTGCGACCTTGCCGGGATTATTTTTATCTGGCCGCATGGGGCGCATGGACTGTTGGATGTACAACGTGAGCGACTGCGTTGGCCTAGCCATGATCACCGCGTCCATATCAGCAACATCAAAGCCCTCGCTAATAAGGTCTACGTTACAGACCACACGGATCTTTCCGGCCTTAAAATCCTCCGTCGCCGCCTCGCGGGCAATGCGGTGAGTTTCACCATCGATGTGCAGAGCGCTGATCCCAACCTGCCGGAACATTTCAGCTGTGTGCTGACTCTGTGCAATACTAGCGCAATAACAAACTGCCTTACCGCCCGGGGCCAGCTTCATGTACTGATCGATTTGATCGCCAATGATCTCTGATTTATCCATCCGCAAAGAGACTTCTTTTTGATCATAGTCGCCGTATTTGACTACTTTTAGGTCGGCCAGATCGGCGCGAACTGGTGGCGCATAATACTTGTATGGCGCTAAGTTTCCCCACTGGATTAGTTGCTTCGGCGAAGGCCCCATGAGCAACGATTGAAATATGTCTCCTAACCCTTGGCCGCCCATGCGGGCCGGTGTGGCTGTCAGCCCAATCACAAACGCATCTGGATAAGCCGCCAGCAACTTCCGCCAAGTGGCAGCAGTGCTGTGATGCGCTTCGTCGAATATGATAATCTGCGGCGGGTAAATTTTATCCAGTCGCCGGACCACTGTCTGAATGCTGGCAATCTGTATGTACTCGTTTGGCTGCATGGGATAATCAGCGGCAATAATACCATGCGATATGCCCAGGGCGGAGAATGTGGTCGATGCCTGCCGGATTAGCTCCTGACGATGCACAACAAATAATGTCCGATTGCCGATGATCCGCGCCTTTGATGCCATATCTGCCATGATAATTGTCTTCCCGGCTCCGCAAGGCGCAACTATGCAGGTGTTTTTTATGCCGCGCTGGAACTCCGCCCTGGCACCGTCTATGAGTAATTCCTGATATGGTCTAAGCTGTAACATAAGCCCTCCCTGGGGAATAAATAGCCTGTTCCAGCGTGCCAGAACAGGCTATTTGGTTTAGAACGGTGTTGCGGGTCCCTGGCCTGCCGGTGGAGCGCCCGCTCCGTATCCCGGTGCTGGCGGTGCCCCGTATGGCGCAGTTGGAGCTGGCGATGCAGCCGGAGCGGATGGACGGACCGGCATCCACTGGCCGTTAGTCATCAGTTGGTACGTGTATCCGAACGGGTCATTTTGATATTGCGGCGGCTGTACCGGCACAGGCGCTGCTGCCAAAGCAGGTGGTGCTCCATACCCGCCAGGTGCAGGCGGCGCTCCGTATCCTGATGGGGCAGCGCCAGCTGCCGGATAAGCTGGCTGGTTATACTGCGCCGGTTGCGGTGCTGGTGCTGCAGCAGCCTGATTCTTCGGATCAGTCTGTGATGCTGTCCAGTCAATCATGCTGACGGTAGCCGACAGTGCCTGCCGTTTTTGTCCATCGTTAGTGGTATATTCCCGCGTCCGGAATTCAGCCGGACCGACAAAAACGTTACCTTTCCTAAAATGCTCAGCAACAAGTTCGCCAGTTTTGCCGTTGGCGGTGCAGTCCACAAAGTCTACCTGATCTTTTCCTTTGCCGTAGTTAGATGCGACAGAGAATGTCGTAAAGTTGCCGTTTTGTCCTTGCCTTACAGCGGGATCGGCGGTCAGCCGCCCGGAAAGTGTACCTGTAATCATATGATTATTGCCCCCCTTGTTTTTGTTGAACGAATCCTGCGAATTCGTTCTTAAGTGCAAAGCATTCCTCGACAGTCAGCTGTTCCAGCGGTCTTTGGAATCGGTTAAAAATGTACGTCTGAATTGGCCCATGTACATCCCATCCCATATAAAACCAACTGTTCATGATTTCAACCTCATGGGCAGGGAATCCGATTGCTGCAGGCATCGGCGCCGGATCCGGAGTAAACACCGGCGGCAACTGTGCCTGATCAAACGCAGGTGCTGCCTGATATGGCTGCTGGTACGGTACCTGCTGTGGTTGATAATATTGCGGCTGTGCCTCAATCCCGGTCTCCAACCAGGCCATTAATCCTGCCCCGGTGGTTTCATCCGGAGTAAAGCACTTGCCGTCAAACAGGCCGGTACGGTCCTTGCCTGATGTAGCCGTGTGCCTGGCGTTGTCCATGTCCAGCACAACCGTAAACTCATACTCCAAACCAGATCGCTGTACCGGCTCCATGCCCTTCTTGACCGGCACGGACCGGCCTTTATCGTCTTTTTCCAGGTCATAAGCCGTCTTGGCACGCATGGTTACAATGATGTGCAGCGGTGACTGCAGGATGGCGTCCACAAACCGGTCATGCATCGGCGTCGCTTCTCGCCATCCGGAGGTAAAAGCGTTCTTGCCGCCGCGCTTGTCCACTTCATCCAGGATGCCGCCCTGCTTTGCCCAGGCGTGAGATAGGCTGTCGATAATTAGGATGTTATAGCCGGATTCCTCGGCTGCTTTGATGGCTGAAATGTACTTATCTACACCGAACGGTGGCCCGATCTCGGCTACATCGTAATCAACGATATGGGCATACAACTGGCCACTGCCATTTTCAGTGTCAATGAAGGCAATTTTACCGCCCATTCCTTTGGCGATTTTTAAGGCAGAATAGGTTTTGCCGGATCCGGACGGGCCGCATAGGGCCAGTTTCAGTTTTGCTTTCCGGCGCTGCGCTTTTTGGAATACGCTCATAGTTACCTCCTTACTCGGCCTTCCGGTATACGTTCAGGCCGATTTTTACATCCGTGGTGCCCGGCACAGTCTGATTCCCCTCGGTACTGGCAATAACGATGGATTTGCCGCTGCCGGATTTGCCGAATTCTTGATTCAGATCTACAGTGATGGTCAGGATGCTGCCCTTGACCTGCATATCAACGTTTTTCATCTATTTGCGCTCCTTTACTGTTACTGTGTCGGGATACTCGACGCCGGTTATAAACGAGAGAACTTCGCCATCAGAGTTAATCACAGTACCCGAACTGGTGACTGTCAGCGTTTTTTTGAATTCGCCCCAGTTGGTCGTTTCTTCAACCTTCAGGAATTCAGGGGCAGACTGTTTGACGTAAGCGGTCAACTCTTCATTTTTGGCCACGGCTTTTTCTCCAGCAATGAAGTACTCCACCGGTTTAGCCTTCAACGATACGTTGCCACTAGGCAATTTATAGGTTTTGGATTTGCCGCCTGCAAGTTGTTGACCAACGTATGGCGCCAGCTTGGACATGAAGAACTCAATTTGCCTGGTATTATCTTCTTCAATATCCTTTAGCCATGCCTCAACCTGTGCAATACGCTCTGCTGCTAGGTTCTTGGCATCGGCTATATTGTTCTGGTACCGATTTATTTTTCTGACAGCCCAGTCAGCCTTGCTGTCATCGTTGATGATGAAGCCCTGGTGTTCGACATAGCCGGTTAACGTATCAACAAACTCATCCAACTGTTCTGCTAGATTATCCTTCATTGCCATCCTCCTCGTAATCGTCGCAATCATGCCGGTGTTCACAATCAGTGCAAGGGACAATACTGCCGCACGAATCGTCATATTGCTTGACAGTAGTCAAAATGATTCCCTCCTTGCATATCCGCTGAATTCAAATTGGATGCCACGACCGTTCATGTATACCTTCAGTGCCTCCGCTTGGGCAACGGTGACGCCGATCACACGCAGTGTTGCGTCCCACAATTCGGGCGCTGCAGGCATCGGCGGCGGAGGCATAAATGCCGGTGGCAATGTCGGCCTAAATCCCGGCGGCATAGGTGGATCAGCTGACCGCGGGGGCAGTACCGGAGGCATTGGTGGGCCAGGATCCGGCTCCACTGGTGGCAGTGGTTCCTGTATGGCAGCAGTTTCAGCTGCGATGCGCGCCTGTACCGCCTCAGCTGCTTTACGCTCCATATCAGCCCGTTTCTGGCACTCAGCAATGATGATATCCGGGATCTCGGCCAGCGTGGCATGTTCAACAGATGTAGCAACATCAAGCGGTGTAACTGGAGTACTCAACTGCAGCGTTTTTGAATTTACTTCGCACAGCTGCTCGATCAGCGCATACCGCTGCCGGCGTAGCTTGGCCGCTTCATCGGCCTGGCGCTGTTGCCATAGCATGGTCTCGATATCGGTAACAATCTCTTTGCGAACGGTGCTATCCTTGGCCGTGCGGTTTGTCCACTTCGTGTCAATGACAAGGGTGTTATACTCGGTTCGCAGTCCAAGGTTAAGCGCCGTTTTTAGGCCGAATTCCCGCAGCTCGGCTTCCTTTAGCCGGCGGCGTTCATCCTCATAGGAGAGGATTTGCTGCTGCAGCGGTTTTTCAACGGCTTCAACAATGGTCAACAGTTCTTTGATCTGGCCTTCGAATTTTTCATAGGGCTCATTGAGTTGCTTCTTGACTTTTTTCCGGAAGGCATCAATTTTTGTCCGGAGGCCAGCAACCTCTTTCTGCGTGTCCTCCATTGACTTTAGGTTTTCTTCGGTCACGACCAGGCCGACATATTTCTGTGTTTTTTGATCTAAAGACGTTTTCAGTTCGGCGAAGTTCCATTCAAAGTTTTGGACTAATTGGTTTGTCCTTGGCTCCAGTTCGATCACGGCCAGATCGGTTTCGCTCACGATTTCAGCAGCTTCGTTCACAGATTCATCTGTTTCTGGTACGGTTTTAGGCATATCGTTCACGGTGTCAGTTGTTTTCTTCACTGTGGCATCACCTTCCCAATCTGATTAACTCGCCGTTCCAAAGCGGCTATGTACCGCATGCGGCGGTCGCGTTTCACGGGGTCGGTCTCATACATCAGGTACTGCTTCTCACGTGCCAGCCGCTCGGTCAGCGACTGGCACAGCATTTCTTTGGCGGCAGCGTTCATATTGATGGATCCTGCAGATGGCCTGTCCATTCTGAGCCCTGCCAAGCGCCTATGTACCGCGCCGGCAGCGTGATCTGCGCCCATTGCAGTTCGTGAGCCAGGGCTTTCAAATTAAGGCGGCGGCGATTGCCGTTGCCGGTATAGGTCAAGCCATCATCGACCAATACGATTTTTAATGTGGCACCGTCACGGCTGACGCCGATTTTCACAAAATCACTGGTCAAGCCGGCGCTGACGGCCGCACTAATCTCAATGCTGCCACTTTCTCTGATCAACACGCCGGTGTCCAGATTCTCGCGACGATCAAACCAGACAAATTCGGGCTCAGCAGGCGGTGCCGGTATTGTTACGGGTTCTGGTACCGCCCATACCTTAGGTACAGGCACAGGTTCCGGCAGCACGGCCAGCTGCTCGGGTACCGGATCCGGATTCGACTTGGATGCCGGCACTATTGGTTCAGACTGTTGCGGGGATTCTACCTGGTGCGGCTCCTTTTCAACCTGCGCCTTTACCGGCTCCAGTTTCGATTTTTGCGTTTTAGTAACTAGCTTAATTCTATGCTTTGACAAGTAATAATAAGTGGCAGCTACGGTTGCGCAAAATGCCTTGGCAATGTCGTTTACATCGAAGCCGGCGTTAGCGCAAATCTGCAATCGCTCTTTGGTGATCTGCTTGGTCGTGGCGGGCGTGCACTTCGTCAGTGCTTCATGCGGACGCATTCCCAAATCAATGGCCTCGGCAAAAGTGGCTGTCCGCGGCGGTTTATTGATAGGAGCTTCCTGCTGTCTATATGCGGTTTCGCGCTCTACGCTCAAAACCGGTGTTGTTGGACTCAATTAATTCGCCTCCTCGTGTATACCCCGCATAAAAACGGGTGATAATAGACATACGGGACAAACTGTGTTATGATTTGGTTGAGTATTTTTTAATTAACCGCTCTCTATGGGCGGCTTTTTTCTTGCTCTGACTCACAGATAACTACGTTTTGCAGCATGATCCAGATATGGTCCGCAACACCGGCAAAGAATCCATTACCGGTTCCCAGTGCTAGGACTTTGGCTCCGTCGATAAGGTTGACCCATTTCTCGACTGAGCGTTGCGACAAGTCAGTGTCCGCTGCGAATTCATAACCATCACGCCAGGTAAATCCAGGTACAAAACCCATAGTTAACGCACCTTTCTGCCGCTAAACACGGCGTTTTTTATTTGCCCTGACTAGGTGCCCTAGCCTGATCAGATCGACCGACCTATGTCCAACGCACCAATTAACCAGATACGCCAGTACCAGAACCGATACAACGATGACGATATCCATGTTCTCTCCTTTCCAGCACGATTGCCCGGGCTGACCAGTACCGGTATCTGCGACCGTAATAGATTTTCTGCTGTGGATCGCTGGCCTGCCGGCAAAACAGGTCATACAGGACGGCCATTTTGCGGGCTGTTTCCGCTGCGGCTGACGGCATCGCGCAACACCTCCTGCCAGTTTGCATATTTGCGGCATGTTGCGCAGGACGGATGAGACAGGGACTTGCAGCCGTGTTGGCAGTTGTAGCACATCCGCAGCAGCGGCGTGATTCGGGGGACTGCTGTTATTCGCATGGGATCACCTCGCTTTTTTCTGCCCGCTGCTTTGCCTCATCCCTGGCTTTCACCAACGCATAGGCGCGGACAATCATTTTAATCGTCCAAGTATTGGGGCGAACTTGCGCAGCGCTCCAGGCCGTCATTTCGTCAGCACTAGCCTGCAGCAAATCAATTTCCTCATCATAAAAAGTGAGTGTAACGGCTAACTCTCGCACTGCATTTCACCTCGCCATCATTTTTCTGCGGCCGCTCAGGCCGAGCATGTCCTGCAGTACGGCAGGCGGCATTACCTTGGTATTGGTGCGCATCATCGCGCGGTAGTTAGGGCTGACGTTGCGCCGCCGGGATGACTGGCGCTGTTTTTTGCTGGTCATGGGTGTCACCTCCTTTCCTGTGGCCTGTCCATTATCAGGACGGCTCCTTAAAATTCAGGAGCCAAAATTAACGAGACTCGGAAAACTCAGGCCGTGGACGGCCTAAAACTGACTGGGCTACGGCTTTAGCAATCTTATCTTTTTCAGCTTCATTTAGCGGCCGGAACGTATCGCCGTCCTTGATACCACCAAAAATACATTTGACGCCATTGATTACGAATTCCATATCAACCACCTCAGTGCAATATATGCGGATACGATGTAGTTCTGACTTAGGCGGTTAATTTCGCGGTATACTGTAATTTTTCAAAATAGGCTTGAAGTGCTGTCTTCCGTTGCTGAAAGTCCGGCACCGCTACGACTAGACCAACATCAACCTTTTGCAATCGCTGAATCATGTCAGCCTGGCGCGGTGTCATGTGGTCACGAATAGGATCATCCTTCGATAAATTATGTTTCTCGCGGAATTGCTTTGCGGTCATGCCAAGGACAATTTTGTTAATCATGTCGGCTTCGTTGCTAAAGTGGTAGAATTTCGGTTCGTCGTGCATGAGCTTAATCATATCCGTAAGTTCCGGGTATTCAAGCCTGGCGAGGTTACGGGAGTAGATGAAACGCTCCATCTCATTAAACCTGTTTATGTAAGAAATTTTGAACTTCATGGCTTTGATTCCGGTGAATCCCATTGTTATAAGAGCGAAGCCGTCTTTTGTCATAAGGAACTCTGAATTTCTCTTCCCGCTCGAATCCTTGTAGCTTGACTGCCGAAAATTCGACTGCATGAATGTTTTTGAGCTCTCCTCAGAATTGAGGGCAGTGTTTATGAGATTCTGAATATCCCTCAATACATTGTCATGCCGCTTTTCGAATATGTCTGCCACATCACGGCTACTTACCATTGGTATTCCGTCTATGGATGTCACTCCTAACAGGCTGGAACGGATTTGTTGGAGATATCGTTCATGGCCTTTGTTCATCTTTTTACCTCTCTTTCTTACTGCGCCGGTTGAGGTGTCCAAGTTGGACACCTGCCCAATATCCACTAGTTCTTTCTTGCTGTTTCTACCATTATAGGGACGCCCAACGACTGGTATTTGTTTGGCAGTATTCCACTTGATTTTACGCAACGAATGAGTATTTTTACTCTTTATGCGTATTTTTGGGTTAAAAAAATATCATCAAGAGAAAGAGAGAGTTCTTGTGCGATAGGTATCAATGTATTGATGCTTGGGTTCTTTCTGCCAGCTTCAATATCACAGATAAGCTGAGGGCTTCGATGCACACGGACAGCCAATTCTGTTTGCGACAATCCTATTTCTTCTCTTTTTGCTCTGATTATTTCCGAAAGTTTTTTTTGCATTTTATCACCACCTTTCTCGTTATATTTACGCTTTATGAGTAAATTATATTACTCGTAAAGCGTAAAGAAAAGCTGTAAATTTTGCCATATTTTACGATAATAAGCGAAATAAAGAGAATGAAAGTTATAACCTCATTATTTCGTTTGTTTTCTTCGTTTTACGCTATAAGAGAACATTTACACTCACGGCGTAAATGTTTATACTATATCTAAACAATGCAAGGCGAGGCGATAATTATGAAAATCGGCGTAAAAATAAAACAGCTAAGAACAGATAATGGCTTAACGTTAAAACAATTATCAGAGATCACAAAGCTTTCAATTTCTTTTATTTCTGATATTGAAAACGGAAGGCGGAATCCGAGCCTTGAAAATTTAAATATACTGGCCTCAGCATTAGGCATATTTTCTGAGGCATTAATATCCGACTCAAAGGATTACATTCCCAATGAAAACCTGCACGACAATTCGATCCCCGTCCTCGACGATCCCCAGGTTAGAGCATTAGCCAGAAGAAGTCTTGATAAAAACCCAGAAAAACAAGCCTTGCTAAAAAAACTCATTAAATCAATGTTAGAAGAGGATTAATTCCTGATGCCAGTTTTTCCGTCAAAACCACGTTATTCAAATACAACTAACAAAGCATTATCTTTTCTTCTGGAATATAAACTATCAGATCTACCAATAACAACAGAAGCTATATTTCAAATAATTCAAGATTTACAATGTTCTGTGCGAACATTTAGCTTTCATGCAAATAAATTAAGCTGCGATGTTCAAGATATTTGTGAGGCGTCCGGATCTATAGACGGCTACTCGCTTTACGATGAAAATACAGGGAAATATAAAATTGCATACAATGATACCGTTTTCCCTTATGAAAGAATTCGTTTTACCCTAATGCATGAAATCGGACATATCTATTTAAATCATTTCAAAGATTTTGAGCAAACCAGACTTTGCAGAGGCGGCCTTAATGATAATGATCTTGATATTCTTGATAAAGAAGCCAACTATTTTGCATCTAAAGTATTGGCTCCTGAAGTCATACTTTTGCGTATCCGATGTGAAGATCCGAATAGTATCCGTGAGCGATGTGCCATATCTCTAAAAGCAGCAGAGTATAAAGCTACTGCAGTAGAAAGATATGGAAATGGCAGTAATTTTTTCTCTAAGCTTGAGCAAAAAGTTTTAGCTCTATTTCATAATTTCATTTATCAAAAACACTGCACTAAATGTCATTATTATTTTGTATCTAAAAACGCCAAATACTGTCCTATATGCGGAAGTGACTCTTTTAAATGGGGAAACGGACAAAGTTCGATATATGACTTTGAAGAGGATGTGAAATTAATGATTTACCCAGGATGGGCATTAACTCAGTATGGCAAAGCAATATATTGTCCTCGATGCCAAAATGAAGAAATAAATCATGATTATGATATATGTAAAATATGTGGCACAACTATTGTAAATAAATGTGCTGGTAAAGAAGTCGAAGATTGGAACGGTAACACCCATGTTGAATGTTGCGAAACAATATCTGATGGTAACGCCAGGTATTGCATAAAATGCGGAGCAAGAACTACATTTTACGATCAAAACCTTCTGTTGCCATGGGAAGAAGAGAAAAAGCAAATAGAATCCGCTCAGGCCCAGGTCGCTGCAACATTACCTCCGCCTCCCCCGGGATTAATCCCGCCAACGCCTCCCCAGAAGGACTGGAAAGCCGGTAATTTTTGAATAAACTGAGAAACTGCCCTCAAAATTGAGGGCAGTAAAATTAGGAGATAATGCCATGTATGCTATCTACTGTCGTGTCAGCACAGAAGACCAGGCAAAGAAAGGCTATTCACTGCCTGACCAATTGCGGAGCTGCCAGGACAAATTAAACGCTATGGGTATCTATGATATCCGTGAATACGTTGAAGACGAAGGTGCCAGCGGTGAGTTTCTTGACCGGCCAGCGCTTAATCAACTTCGAGACGATATGCAGAACAAACTCGTCAAGGGCGTAATGATTTACGATCCTGACCGATTCAGCCGCTCACTGAACGTACAGTTGCTGGTAGCTGATGAAATTGAGAAAACCCACAAACTACCGCTTCATTTCGTAACCGGGGACTTCGATGCCAGCCCCGAAGGGCGATTGTTCTTTGTTATGCGCGGCGCTATATCCGAGTACGAAAAAAATAAAATCCGTGAACGGACTGTTAGAGGGAAACGTTCAAAAGCTAATGCTGGCAAGATAATTTTTAATAGCCGCCCCTTCGGATATGGATGGGATGCTGCCAATAGTATGTTTATTATTGATGAAAAACAAGCGGCAATTATGCGATATGCCCGTAAATTATTGGTTCAGGACAAAATGGGCACGTATCGCATTCAAAAAGAGTTGCACAGCATCGGCGTCTCTGTGTGTCAAAAAACAATAAACAATTGGTTAACCAAAGAAATGTACACGGGAGATTATTGGCAATTCCAGCAAAAGACCAAAAAGACCGGACAGCGGACTCGTGATGTCATGGACAACCCAAAAGAGGAACAAGTCTTGATCAAGATCCCAGCGATTTTTACTAGAGAAGAATTTGACGAGGCTCAGCGCCAATTAGCCGCCAACAGAGTCACGGCAAAGCGAAATACTCAGCACGAGTATTTACTGCAGGGTATTGTGTATTGCGCCCATTGCGGCCGGCGAATGATCTCCCGGCATATGCCAGGTTATCGTAAAAAAAAGCCTACAGTGCATTATTATTATTATCAATGCATAGCTGTCGTTAACTCCGACTATCGCACAATGGGAAAGGAGTGCACCAACCGTACCCGCATTCCATCCGACACGTTGGATTATGCTGTCTGGTCGGCATTTGAGAATATTGCCAGCGGGCAAGCTACTATTGCTGACTATATGCAAGAGACGGACATAAGAGATTACGCCGCCGAGATCGTTGATCTCTCCGTAAAGCGCAAGAAGGCCGAACAGCAGCGGGCAACTATCCTGCAATGGTTTACAGACGGACTACTGGATGAAGCCGCAAGCCAAAGTAAGTTAAAGGATCTGGCAAGAGAAATAAACGATATCAACGCTACCACTGCTTCTCTTCATAATGCAGCGCAAACAAAAAAGCCCGACATTGATGTCGGCCAAATACTTGCGGCGACAACCTTCGAGCAGCGCCGGCAAGCTGTGCTGTCTACCGGATTAAAGATCATCTCAAAGCGCAATCCCGATGGTTCTATTTGGTTCGGATTTAATTGAAAATATATATACATTTGCAAGTATGATATATGTATATCTTACTAATAAACGAATGTTATTTTTTAGCTTCCAATATATAATACACTATGTAATAACATAATCTTTAAAACAAAGAAAGCAGCATATCGAGCAGGACTAAATATTGCCAAGCAGAATAAATACACAAGATAGCGAAAAGGAAGGACAATATATGATTAAATGGAAAAACGCTTTAGGCGAAATTATGCCAGCAACAATCACGCGGGCCCCGCTTAATAATTATGGCTTAATTACCATCCGCACCGAAGATGATCAAGAGTGCAGCGTGTATATTGAATCTCTAAAGGTATCTGACGGGGGCTATATCGAAGTTGAAACAGAACTTAACCGTTTGCGGAAAGAATACTCAGTAGATAACGTTATTGACCTCGACGAAGTGCGCGAACGAAAAGAGCCTAGCAATATTGACTACGATGAAGTCTTTCATAAAACCGGATCTAAATTTAAATACGCATTTGCCTTTGGCTACGTAGCTAAGCCGCAAACTATAGAAGTTATTGATAGCTATACCGATACAAAACTTTCTCCTGCTGCAATAGAGAAGCAGAAACAGCAGTTAAGTCAGCAACTCAAATTACCGTTTATTGGGTTCGAGATGGAAGAGTTATAAAATGCCGCCAGCCAAACGGCCAGCGGCATTAAATTCATTCACATCTTAACTATTATAAATATATTTTACAGTAAACCCTGATCCATACTATGAATATTAACCAAGCAATTATACTTTTTATCGCTCCAGA